GAGTTGTATGCCTCCTCTGCCTGATGAATCAGCTTTAGTAGTTCAGACGGACTCAAGTTTGTTTGCATTCCAGACGCCTTTTGATTTCTCGGTCGACGTACAAATAGATCAGCCGAGCCAGTGGGTGATTTGGTAGCTTGTATTCGTCTCGGTCCAGATCGAACGACGACAGTTCTCGAGCGATGCCTTTCAACACGATGCCTACCATCAGGTCGCGGCTTGCATCGAGGTTGTCGTCAATCGTCTTAGTGAGCTCCTTAGCGAACATTCTTTTGTTCATAGGCTGATCCTCAGAAGGGAATGTCAATTTCGTCAAGTTGGTCGAGTGATTCGTCATATGGTTGTAGCCTCCCCGTGCCTCGTACATAACGCGCCTGCCCCGAGGGACCGACGACACCAAATGGTCTGTTTTTAAGAATTCGAAATGAGGTGATGTCTTGGGCGTCATCGTCATCGGCTTGCTGATTGCGCTCGGATGCGATGACCACGTCGCTGAGTTGCTCGAGGCCAGCCGATCCACGTAGATCAGTCAGACTCACCCTTCCTCCTTCGTTGAATGAGTCTTTGCCTGAGTTGCGACGTAGGTGACACACGGCGATGAGTCCGACGCCTGTCTGCTCGACGAACTGTCTAAGATTGGTCATCAAGACATCGAGCGTTTTGCGTTCCTCGACCTCGAGGCCCGACACAACCATGCTGACGTGATCGAGCACAATGAAGTCCACCTCGCAGCCGATTGCCAGGTAGCGAAGCTTGGTCATGAGCGTGTCGATCTCACAACTGCCCCAGGAATCGTAGAAGTCACTCTTCTTAACCAAGTTAGTCATCGAGCGATCCCAATCGGGCTGCTCGAGCATGGTTGGCCGTTCCATCAAATCGCCGAGCGGTACGTTGTTGTCGATAGCGACCAAGCCTTGAATCGTTTTGCGGTAGCTCTCCTCGAGCATGACCCAGCCAATTCGTTGGTCATGTTGTTGGATGAGGTGATAGCCGAGCTCTCGAGCGAGGGTCGACTTACCGATGCCGCTACCGGCTGTCAGGATGATGAGCTCGCCTTTGCGAACACCGCGCAGCGCGTTATTAATTTCAGCGTAGGGAATATCGAAGCCCTTAGGTGTCGCCTTGATTACTTCAGCGAAATCGATCTCTGTTCCACGCTTGATGCCGTCAGGTCTGAAAGGCACAGCAGCGTATACCGCAGCCTTAAGTTCTGCCTCTTTACCGGCGACCAGCATTTCACTTGCGTCTTTGAGTGGTAGCTGTGCGATCTTTGCAAGCCCAGGTCGTAGCAACGCAGCACACTCCTCTGCGGCTGCTTTGCCGGGTTCGTCCTGGTCGAACAGGAACACGACCTCCTCGAAGCTTTCGATGAACTCGAGCTCGCGACGAATGGCTTTTGATGCACCTTGTGCGCCATTAGGCACAGACACGACTTGCCATGTTAGACCTGTTGCCTGGGCATAGCTCATTGCGTCGAGCTCGCCTTCAGTGATGACAAGACGTTGACCTGGAGCCCATAGCTGTTGACCAAATAGACCGGCCTTTGCGAGGTCACCATTAACGAAGAACTTTTTGTCTGGTCCCCTTACCTTTTGAGCGACGTAGTGATTGTTGCGGTCGAAGTAAGGTGCGTAGTGCATCCCTTCACTGACTGTGTATTTGAACTTTCGCAAAGTACGCTCGTACAGCCGTCGGTCGACTAGATCTATGTATGCCCCCGTCACGAACTCCTGCACGTTGTTTGTCCTTTGCGTTGGTGATGGTAGTTGTCCGTCCATAAACGGATCGACTTCTGCGATATGCCCCTGGCATGAAAAGCAGTAGCCATGTCCGTCGTCATAGACTGCGAATGCGTCACTGCTTGGACACATCGGACAACTTCGTTTCTCTACCAACACTGATGACATTCATCCTCCTAGATTGCGTAAACCCGCACTAATGTGTGCGGTTCCTCGTTGCGGCGTGCGTAACGCTTGTGAGCAATCAAGAGTTCTATCTGTCTGTCGTCGTGCCAAAAGATCTCGGCCGACGTCATGCAATCGAGCGGAAGCTTGCTTAGGTTGTCAATATCGAAGTGAGGCGCTGCCTTGGTGACGCGCTTTGGTCTCGTGCAAACGAACTCGAGTCCGACGATTAACCTCGAGTCTGCGTCCAGGTAGTCCCAGATTGGTGGGTAGTGTTCTAGACAAGTAGCGAAGTCTTTGACGTATTGTTGATGTCGTTTGCTGTAGTACGTTCCGAATCGAGCAACCTTAGGGCGGCTTGCTGGCACAGGAGCCACGGGTATGTAGTATTCCTGGGGTTTAGCTAACGAGCCGATGTCGATGTTCATAACCGCTCCTCGAACAGTTCGGTTAACACATCGATGATTTCTTGCGCTGAAAGGTCGAACCACTCTCCTTTCAGGCGGTGACCATCCAGGCGGCGGTAAACCTCGTCGATTGTGTTTGATATGTCTTGATACTCACGCGCGAACTCGAGGCGATAAGCCCTCATCGGGCAACCGACTTGATATTGCGCTAGGCGTTGTCGGACGTTATTGCTGATGCCGACCTTACACGCGCCTTCAAATTTGGGATGGGTAATGATGTAAACCCATCGTTTGCTTATGCTTTTGTTTGAGCAGCCATAGTGCTGGAGCACGTAGCTGCGGAGCTCGTCACGATCAGTTTTCTGTAATGACCACCAGTGACTTCTCGATAAACCTGCCGAATTCTTGGCGTGCTTATCGAGCTCATTCCAAAAGTGTTTGCTGTTGTTTTGTCTCATCTCTTCTGAGATGGCGTCGGGAGGTAGTCTGTTCAGATCAACCTCCACACCACAACGCGCCTTAATGAGTTCACATGAACTCGGGCTCTTGCGCGTCCTGCGCCGAGAAGCCGTCATCTGGACCTCCGAATGGATCATCAGTGCCGTCGTCCATTGACCTCTTGTCGATGAGGCGAACGGTGTTTAAATAAAGCGTGACGCCTTTGCTGCCGCCCATGTCGTAGGCTTTAGCGTTACCAGCAACACGAATAAGGTCACCTCGACCTATCACGAGCTCGCTGTCTAACGCTGCACCGCTTGCGTCTTGGGTTGCGGGTCTGTCTTTAGACTTAAAGCGCACTTTGACTGTGCCGTCTTGTTGGGTTTTCAGCGGGTGCTGGAGTGCATCGACGTTGACACCAGGCCACTGAGCGTCAGCGGCTGTGTGAATTGCTTTGCGAAGGGTCTCGAGCGTTTTGCTGTCTTCAGCCTCGTCGAGGAAGCCGGTGACCTCGTACTTACCTGATGGGTACTTTGAGGTCGTGTCCGGCTGGTGGATTGATGGGAAGCTTGCACTGAATGATTCAGTTGCGAATTTGACGTATGACATGAGTTCTCCTGCATAACGGTTGTTTGGTCATACTGTCGACGTTGGTGTCAGTCTTCCTCAGTCGGTTCCTCGACCGTAGGCTCAGGCTCGGGCTCCGCTTTCTTGGCTTTCTTCGAGCTCTTCTTTGGTGCTGTTGGTGCTGTCACCAGGACGTCATCGATGACGGAGAACTCGAGCTCGTACACCGCTGCGGGTGCGCCAAACTCGGCGATGCCACGAAGCATCAAAGCGGACCCGTCAGGCGCATAGGCTGGCTCACCAATCGCGACTCCCATTGGCACTGGGCCGAGTACGGTGTAGCAACCATCGACGTGATGATAGATACCGACATCGTCTTGAGTGAGCTCTCTTAGCTTATTTACAGTACTTTGCATAATTGTGTGTTCCTATAGTCTTTAGCTGAAAAAATACCGAGCATTCGGTAGATGTGATTTAACGTCGAGCTTGCCCTGCTTTGGGGGCTCAGGCAAGCGTAGGTCATTAGGTATCATCTCGAGCAAGCCTTGATGCAGTTCATCAGACAACCAATTGCCTTTGAAGATGTCTACAGCGACTTCTCTTATGATGTTGTTGAGTTGTTCGAGGTAGCAGGCGTGTACAGCGTATGAGTCGTGGACGAACGCCATATCATCGATGCCTGCCTCGACTAGCCGGGTAGCGACCATTCGACACATCGCAGCGTCTAAGCTGTGGACGACGTTAGGGGCCGCAGCCCCTGCGTTCTTTGACGGGCTCAACTTGTCTGTTCGTTTGCGTAGGCGTCTCATCCAATTATCGAAGGTGCGAACGTGCTTCTCTTTAAGTACGACGTACTTTTGGCTGACCTCACATCCGTCTGGCGTCTGCCAGGTTAGTGGGTAGCCGTTCTCAGCGAGCACCTTAGCCGCGTCACGTAGGTAGTCCATGATTCGAACAGCCTCGCTTACGACCTCAGTCCTGGCTTCCATAATCCAGTCCCGCATGTACGATGCGAGCCGATGCCGTGCCTGCAAAATAGGCAAGTTCTGCAAGCCAGTAGGGATGTCCAGGTTGTCGCACATCCTGTCTGCGACTAGCTGCTCTCGTATCCCTTCCGGGGTGACGCCATACGCCGTTGTCATAACCGCACGCTTTACTACCTTCCTTGCGAGACGGTCGTCCTGCATGACGTCGAACCAACTGTGAGCGACTTGAAGCTCGAGGTCGTCCTGCGAATTCATGATAATTTTTTCGATAATTTGGCGCACTGCTACGCCTACCTCTAGATATAGATCTTTTCGCTTCGTCGACGTGGTGCAGTTCGTTTTCTCCGCGCCGACCTGATCCTTTCCCAAAAGCGACAGAATCTGCAAACCGTTGCATGTCCCGTCTACTGCTATGGGTAAGTGGCTGATGTGAACAGGATGCTTCCAAGCTTTTGCGAGATCTACCGCAGCAGCGTAGAAAGCCATTGGCTCGTCTGCCTTCATGATGAGCTCGATTGCTTTTTTGTCGTCCTCGAGCATCGCCATGATGTCGCTTTTCATTTCTGCAACTTTCTGAAGCCGGTCCTCGATGTTTAGTTTGTCAAACCCGAACGTGTTGGCGACCTGTAGCTTCAGAGCATAGATGCCATCAGCGTTTATGCGCTTCCCGTTCGCAAACTCTATTAATGCTTTAGCGACGTGATCGCCCTGGCTCGTCAGCATTTGGTTAGCAGGATATAAACGCCCCCTAAAGTCAAAAGAATGAGGTTGCCAAAACGCTGACTTACCCTCGAGCATTTCTGCTTGCAGTAACTGACGCTCGAACGTCATAGCCTTTGAGGTTTGGGATACGTATTGAGCGAGGTCGTCATTGAACTGCTGCTGTACGACGCGCTTGTCTTCTTCCGACAACGTCTGCCACTGCTCGGGCGCGAGCTTCTTTGGCTTTTGCACTGGCATCTGCGGTCCTATGAACGGGTTTCGACACAGAAACTCGTATACGTCCCGGTTGATGCGCCATGGTGTTTTTTGAATCGCGTTTAGACTGTCGAGCGCCTGAACCGATGGTGTGAATCTGTGTGGATGCCAATCAGTTCTATAGACCTTCTGATTCAACAGATAATAACCACCTTCTATTCTGCCGTTTTCGTTCTGCTTCCACGCTCGAGGCGGTACAAGCATGGGGCGACGTATTGGCTGCGAGATCGACGCGATAGCGTGAAGCTTCGAAACATCCCCCAAAAATTCATCAGAATAAAAGACGGTTTGAGCGCGTATTTTGCCTCGAGGGCCGGTCGCCGTCAGCGTGAGCATGTCTGGGTGAGCCCGTCGTATGCAGTCGAGAATGAGTGCGCCGACGCCGAATAACGCATCTCGAGTGAGATCGTACTCATCCCCATCGAGGTAGCCTTCTATCTTTTTTTCGAGTTTTCTGGCGAATCTGAGGTGCTGCGCTTTGCTCGCTAAAGCCTGGGAATTTCGTCGGAGACATGGCCCCGAATAGCTTGCCTCCCCTTCCCTCCAGCGTTGGAATCTTATCTCCCTG